TCTCAAGGAACGCGTCAACGAAATGCACGAGATTGTGCGAGATGTTCGGGTTGACACCCGGACCGAGGCTTCTGAACTGCACACCAGCATGTCCGACGTTGACAAGCGGTCCAGATCCTTGGACCAAGAGACGCGAAAAGCCTTGCGTCAGTCGGAAAAGACAATCCGTGACATAATAGCTTCGGCGCAGGAAAGGTTTGACACGAAGATCAGTTCGATTGACACGAAACTTGACGCACTGGAAAGTCGAATCAGAAAAGTGCTACAACAAGCGCTTGACAATCCGCTCTTGAAAAAGTAGGGCCCCGAAAAAGGGTGTTATTTTAACAAAACACGTCTAGTATTAAGCAATTACAAAAGGTACGTGAAGCATGGCAAGAGAACCGCGGCCCGTGGCCGGTCTTATGGACACCAATGTTCCGTCGCAACTAGACGAAGAAGACCTCGCCGCCGAGATAGAAGTCGAGCTTCCGGGTTCGATGGACAACGACGTGATGGAGATGGTTTCGGAAGAGATACCCGAGGACATTGAAATCTACGAAGAGGGCGAAAACACCGTCGTAGACTTCGACCCGCAGGACGACGAGATGGACTTGGGTGACTTCTATGGCAATCTTGCCGAAGGCATGTCGGACTCAGAGCTTGGCGCGTTGTCCGGAAATCTGCTTGACGAGTACGAAGGCAACCGCGCCGGTAGGCAGGAGTGGGAAGATGCTTATGCTGATGGTTTGGAACTTCTGGGGTTCTCATATGAGGAGCGAACCCAGCCGTTTCGCGGTGCGACCGGGGTTACGCACCCGTTACTGGCGGAGGCGGCTACACAGTTTCAGGCGCAAGCTTTTAACGAGCTTCTCCCGGCAAGGGGACCGGTCCGGTCCGCAGTCGTAGGACGAGAGAGCGGCGAGACGGTGCGTCAGGCGCATCGTGTCGAGCAGTTTATGAATTACTACATCACGAACGTGATGGAGGAGTACACGCCGGAACTAGACCAGATGCTGTTCTATCTGCCGCTGGCTGGATCGACGTTCAAGAAAGTTTATTACGACGAGATGCTGGGACGAGCGGTAAGCCGTTTTGTGCCTGCGGAGAACCTTGTTGTTCCGTACGACACTTCGGACTTGCAGACGTGTCCCAACATCAGCCAAGTCGTAAAGATGCCCCTCAACGATTTGCGTAAGTTGCAGGTCGCGGGCTTCTACAGAGACATTCCAGTTATTCCGGGACAGCCGGAGGATAACAGCGTACAGGACGAGGTTAATCGTATCGATGGCATGTCGCCATCAAACAACGATTACGACTGCACCATCCTAGAGTGTCATGTTGATCTGGACCTAGAAGGCTACGAGGATCTTGACGACGACGGCGAAGCCACGGGAATTAAAGTCCCTTACGTCGTCACGATCTCCATAGACAATGGTCAAATCCTCTCCATCCGTCGCAACTACCGTGAGAACGACGAACTCCGTCAGAAAATTCAGTACTTCGTTCATTACAAGTTTCTTCCCGGCTTCGGCTTCTATGGTCTTGGTTTAATCCACACCATAGGGGGACTGTCAAGAACGGCCACCGCGGCGCTCCGCCAGCTTATCGATGCTGGTACTCTCTCTAATCTTCCCGCTGGTTTCAAGGCCCGCGGTATGAGGATCAGGGACGATGACGACCCGCTCCAGCCCGGTGAGTTTCGTGACGTTGACGCGCCCGGTGGCCGACTTTCCGACAGTCTTATGCCGCTGCCCTTCAAGGGACCAGACACAACACTGTTTCAGTTGCTGGGCTTTGTCGTAGACGCCGGTCGTCGGTTTGCAACCATTACAGACATGAAGGTCGGTGATGGCAATCAGCAAGCTGCGGTCGGAACAACCATTGCACTTTTGGAGCAGGGCTCCCGCGTCATGTCGGCAGTCCACAAGAGGCTGCACTACGCCATGCGGCAGGAGTTCAAGATACTTGCCCGCGTCATGTCCGACTACCTTCCGCAGCGTTACCCGTTTGCGGTTGAGGGCGAAGACTCGACCATCATGGCAAGTGACTTTGATGAGCGCGTAGACGTTCTTCCGGTATCTGATCCGAACGTGTTCAGTCAGGCGCAGCGTATTGCTTTGGCCCAGACCAAGCTTCAGCTTGCTCAGGCCGCTCCCGAAATGCACAACATGTACGAAGTTCTTCGGGACATGTACGACGCGCTTGGCGTGAAGGATACAGATAAGATCCTTAGACGCATTCCGGAAGACGAGCAGATGCCGATAGACCCGGCGCAAGAAAACATCAACTCGCTGGACATGATGCCTCTCAAAGCGTTCGAGGGTCAGGATCATCAGGCGCATATCATGGCGCACATGGTGTTCGGATCGACACCGATGGTTGCCGCTGCTCCGACTATCGCAGTAACTCTTCAAAAGCATATCATGGAGCATGTGAAGATAGAGGCGTCGGAGCAGGCAATGGTGCAGTACCTGCAACAGGTGAACGCGCAACAGGGTCAACCCTTGAGCGAAGAACAAATGCTGCAAGTGGAAGCGTTGACGGCCCAGCTTATCGCGCAGGGCATGCAGGCGTTGAAACAACTTAGCCAACAGGTTGCGTCCGAAGGTCAGGGCCCAGATCCGCTTGTTCAACTCAAGGAGCAGGAGCTACAGATTCGGGCTCAATCAGAACAGAACGACGCCGCTCTCGACAAGGCCAAGCTCGACCTCGAACAGGCGGGCATGGAGATGCGGAACCAGCAATTCAACCAGAGGCTTCAGAGCCAAGAAGCGCAGACTGCGGCTCGAATCAATTCCGCTATGGAACGTGAAATTCTTAAACAACGCCAAAACAGGAGACAGTAATGGCTGCCGTAAAAATCGTAACGAACAAGCCGGGCGCTGCCCCGAAAGCTGTAGAGTACGCCGACATTCAAGGTCAGGGTCGTATTCCTTATGGCAAAAGTCAGGACGTGAAGGTTCCGACATCCATGAAAAAAGCCACGGTTCGCGGCATGGGCGCAGCGAAGCGAGGCGGCAGCTATCTGTCCTGCTAAATGGCACCCGCGAAGCGTAAGATAGACACCGACGGCGACGGTGTTCTGTCTGAACAGGAGGTTGCCGCGGCTAACGCTGCCAGCAACATAGATAAGCAGGATTCGCAGCGGCAGATGGCGTGGATTGCTTTGATTGCCATGCTGGTGTTTACAGCGCTGGTGTTTTTGCCAATCTTTCCGGACTCTCGGATAAAAGCTTTGGCGGATCTTTTTAGTCTTTTTTACATAGGCATGGCTGGGGTGGTCAGTGCGTACTTCGGGGCGGCAGCGTTCATAGCTAAAAAGAAGTGACCGTTGGACCCCCGGCACAAGGACGGTCTTTCTTGCGAACTTTACCTGATGAACTTTCTGACGGAGAGGGGCTTTTACGTCTTCACGCCCCTCTCGCCGCATTCACCGGTCGATGTTGTTGCTATAGACGCCGCAGGAAAAGCATATTTGTTTGATGCGAAAAAAGAGGCCAAACGAATAAACCCGGGCAGAAAAAACAAAGACCGCATCCATCGCGTAAGAAGCAAGCTTCAAAAAAGCATGGGGGTGCGAACGGCATACGTGGATCAAGCCGCTAATGAAGTTCATATAGTCCCTGCACTAGAAGACTAGCTTTACGATTCAGTATGTCGTATAACCTCGCATCTTTTGGAGGCGAGAATGATTAGCTTACTCGGAACTCTGCTCGGCTTCGGCACGTCCATCGTGCCGGAGGTTCTAGGCTACTTCAAACAGCAACAAGCCAACAAACAAGAGTTGGCAATGCTGGAGGCGAAAGCTAAATACGCTGCACAGCTTTCTGAACTCAAGGTCAAAGAGCTAGATGCTCAGGCCGAAATAGAAGAAACCAAGGGACTTTACGAACATGATCGATCTATCGACGCTGGGGGATTTGTCAACGCTNTGCGCGGCAGTGTGCGCCCTATTCTTACTTACCTTTTCTTCATAGCGTTTGCGTCAGTCAAAGGCGTGATGATTTACGCCATGATAGAAAACCAAAACATTGACTGGGTCACCGCCGTTGAGTCGGCGTGGGACGACGAAACGCAAGCAATCTTCTCCGCGATTATCGCTTTTTGGTTTGGCAATCGGGCAATGAGCAAGGCTCACGCTCGTATATCTTCTAAAAACGGATAATTATAGGAATGAATGAGATATTTCTTGCAGAGGCAATACTCCGTCTGTTAAAAGAAAAGCGTTCTGTTGTCGTAGACACTCTGGAGTTTGGAGAGGTCAAAGACATGGAACAGTATCGCGAACTCATGGGCTGGCTTAGAGCCCTTGCGTTCATTGAACAGGAACTCAAGAGCCTGCTAGAAAAACAGGAGCATGTTGATGACTAGCCCAGCGATTGCTGACCTTGAAAAGGTTGGCGAAGAGGCTGAAAAAATAGCCTCTGCATATGTAAAACCAGAAGACCGTGTTCTGGATCCCGATCTCATATCTAAGTCTCTTTTAGAGCGGATTCCGACTCCAACAGGTTGGAGACTTATTGTGCTTCCCTACCGGGGGAAAGGCAAAACAGAGGGCGGGATACTGCTTCCGGATCAGGTTGTAGAAGAGAATCAGGTAGCCACACAAGTCGGATACGTCTTAAAGGTAGGACCATTGGCCTACAAAGATCCGGACAAGTTCGACGGTCCGTGGTGCAAGGAAAAAGACTGGGTGATGTTTGCCCGGTATGCCGGTTCTCGGTTCAAGATCGATGGCGGAGAGGTTCGCATTTTAAACGATGACGAAGTGCTAGCCACGATTTCTGATCCTGAAGACGTTTTACACATGTAGGAGGCCGTTATGGCAGAAGAACAACTTGACATGGTCGAAGAGACCGAAAACGAAAACGAAGAGCTTACGGTGGAGGTGGAAGAGCCTGCGTCCGAGGCTTCCGGCATCGAAGTAAGCGATACGTCAGAGGAAGCCGCCGATGACGATCAATTCGATAAGGCGCACAACGCGACTCAAAAACGAATTAACCAGCTTACCAAGAAGATGCGTCAGGCGGAGCGCGAGAAAGAGGAAGCGTTTCGGTTTGCTCAGCAAGTTCAGGCAGAGGCTCAAACTCTAAAGCAGCGGGTAGATGCCTTAGACAGCGGCTACGTAAATGAGTTTAGTGGCCGCGTTCAAAGTGAGCTACAGGCTGCGGAGAGCGACCTTAAAAACGCCATTGAGATTGGCGATAGCAATCAGATCGTTGAGTCTCAGCGAAAAATTACTGCTCTTGCCATTCAGGCGGATCGTGCCGCGCAGGCTCAGCGGAACGCCGAGGCTCAGAAAGCGGCGATGGAAGCTTCGCAGGCTCAGCCCCAACAGGCTCAGCCCCAACAGGCTCCGCGGCGACCGGATCCCAAGGCAGAGGCGTGGGCTTCTGAAAGAGAATGGTTCGGCTCTGACGAGACCATGACGTACGCTGCTTTCGGAATACACAAGCAACTCATCGAAGACGAGGGGTTTGACCCCGCCAGCGATGATTACTATAGTGAACTAGATAAACGTATGGCGGAAGCTTTTCCCCATAAGTTTGATAACGGAACCAGAGGTAAACGACCCGCTCAGACGGTTGCCTCTGTTAACAGGTCCGCGTCTGGGCGCAGCAAGAAACGGGTAACTCTCACCCCTACCCAAGTTACGATGGCTAAAAAGTTGGGTGTGCCGCTAGAAGAATACGCGAAATACGTGAAGGAGTAAGGACATGAGCGAAGAACAGATTGAAAAAGGTGCTTCGGTTAACCGGACTTCTCGCGCCAACAACAGCCGGAGTTCAAAGGCTAGGCGTAAGCCGTGGGCTCCACCCTCCATGCTAGACGCGCCGCCCGCACCGGACGGCTTCAAACACAGGTGGATTAGGTCTGAGGTTCGTGGTTTTGATGACCGCAAAAACATCAGCGCTAAGCTGCGTGAAGGCTGGGAACTTGTCCGTCAGGAAGAGTATCCAGATTTTGAAGCGCCGACTATTGACTCGGGTAAATACGAAGGCGTTTTTGGCGTTGGTGGTTTGCTTCTCGCCCGCATACCGGAAGAGACTGTTGCAGAAAGAACCGAATACTTCCAGAAACGGAATTTCGATCAGATGCAAGCGGTTGACCACGATATGATGCGCGAGAACGCACATTCAACGATGACGATCAATCAACCTGATCGTCAATCTCGTGTAACCTTTGGTGGTTCAAAGAAAGAGTAACCACCTCCTTTAGGAGTAATTCCAAATGGCAAATCAGGAAACTGCCTACGGTCTTCGTCCTATCGGTCTAGTCGGCTCCGGCGCGAACTCAACGGGTCTTACGACCTATGAAATTGCGTCAGACAACACCAACGCTATTTACAACGGGGCGATTGTCGTTCCGCTTGCGGCTGGCGTTATCGATCAAGCTGGTGCTACGAGTGGTGGAACCACTCAGGCGCTTGGCGTGATGATGGGGTGTGAGTACGTGGACTCGGTGACGAAGAAGACTACCTTCCTTAATCACTGGCCCGGTTCTAACTCGGTCAGCGTTGACACGAATCATCCTGTCAAAGCGCTGGTTGCCGACAACCCGAACCAGTTGTTTAAGGTTGCAAGTGACGCGTCCCTCACTGACCGTGCTACGGCACTGGCTGGTGTTTTCGCGAACGCTTCTCTCGGAACCTCGGCTCGTACCGGTTCAGACGATACCGGTCGGTCGAATAGTGCGCTCAGCGTTAGCTCGATTGCTACGACGGCGACCCTTCCGCTTCGTATTGTTGGCATCATGGACGATGAAGCCAACAGCGATTTCACCGCGGCAGGTATCCCGTTGATCGTGCGCCTGAACGCTCACTTTAATTCGCCGACTCGGCGGTTTGATTCTCAAACCACCGCCGATTCGACGGGCATTTAAGGAGGGCTGATTAATGGCTATTTCTAGAGCCCAACTGGCTAAAGAGCTTGAGCCCGGCCTTAATGCTCTTTTTGGTCTTGAATATGACCGTTACGAGAACGAGCATGCTGAAATCTTTGAAGAAGAGTCCTCGGACCGCGCCTTCGAAGAAGAGGTAATGCTCGGCGGCTTCTCGACTGCTCCCGTGAAAAACGAGGGTGGAGCTATCTCGTTCGATGACGCGCAGGAAACATACACTGCCCGTTACACGCACGAGACAATCGCTCTGGCCTTTTCGATCACGGAAGAGGCTATCGAAGACAACCTTTATGACCGGCTTGCAAGCCGTTACACAAAGGCTTTGGCTCGTTCGATGGCTCAGACCAAGCAGATCAAGGCCGCAGGCATTCTTAACAATGCCTTCTCCACGTCCAACCCGATTGGTGACGGGGCAGCCCTTTGCTCTTCCGCTCACCCGTCGATTTCGGGCAACCAGCGCAACCAGCTTTCTACGGCGTCGGATCTCAACGAGACCTCGCTGGAGCAGATGCTGATTGATATCGCGGGTCTGACCGACGAGCGTGGTCTGAAGATTGCGGTGCGTGGACAGAAGCTCATCATTCCGAAAGAGCTTCAGTTCGTTGCAGAGCGTGTCATTAACAGCAACCTGCGTAGCGGGACGGCTGATAACGACATCAACGCGGTCCGTTCCATGGGCATGCTTCCGGAAGGTGCGGTGGTTAACCACTTCCTCACCGACACGGACGCGTTCTTTGTTAAGACGGACGCGCCGAACGGCTTTAAGTTCTTTAACCGTTCGCCGCTGAAAACCGCCATGGAAGGCGACTTCGACACGGGTAACATGCGCTTCAAGGCGCGTGAGCGTTATTCGTTCGGTGTTTCCGACTGGCGCTGCGTATTTGGAACGGCTGGCGCTGCATAAGCTCAGAAGTTCTTTGTACAACGGAAGGGGCGGCTATTGCCGCCCCTTTTGTTTTGGTTTATATTTTCTTTGTCCCTGACGGCGCATAACGTGCCGACATTAGCCACGACAGGAGTACAAAATGGCTGTTCACTTTACTGGTCCTATCCTTTATGCAGGAAAGGACTCTCCACGCAAGTGGTTCGAAAACCTCCCAATGTCCTGTAACCCGGACTATGTCCTGTACATGGACGACTTCACTGGCGTTACTCTTGACAGCACCAACGACTGGACCGTTGTAAAAGATTCTAGCGCCTCTGCCGCACTCGGCGCGGATGTAGAAAACGGCGTTGTTGTTCTAAGTAGTCAAGCGACGACAGACAACGACGGCGCATCTATTCAAGGCAATGAAATTTTTGCGGTATCCTCGGGCCGTGATATTTGGTTTGAAACAAAGCTTTTTGTGACGGATGCAGAAGGCGACGCCATGGACGTGTGTGTCGGACTTACCGTAAACTTTGCGACCAACCCGGAAGCAATGCTTACCGCCGCAGACCGAATTGTTTTCCAGATCGATGACGGAGACAGCAACATCGATTGCGTCACCGAAAAAGACGGCACGGCTACGACAACGGACTCAGGTGTTGACATTTCCTCTGGAACGTATGTGACGCTCGGTTTTCACGTAAAAAGCACCGGATCCGTTGAGTTTTTTGTGAACCGCAACTTGGTTGCAACACACACCGACAATATTCCGGATGATGAAAACCTTGCCATAGGTGCGATGGAACTTTCAGGTTCCGCTACGGGCACCAAGTCGATGAGCGTTGATTACCTGCTTGCGGCTCAATCCAGATAAGGTGCTAGAAAATGGCTGACGCAGTAACTTCTCAAACACTCTCTGACGGACCGAAATATGCGGTAATGAAGTTTACCAATATCTCGGACGGCTCGGGCGAAGATGCGGTCACCAAGGTAGACGTTTCTGGCCTTAACACCAGTGCTGACGGCGACACCTGCACGGGTGTCGTCATTGAGCGTATCTGGTGGCAGTGCATCGGCATGAAGCTACAGATACTTTGGGAGGCTACGTCCAACCAATTCTGTATCGAACTTGGCGAAAACCAGAGCGGGAACCACGATTACACCGTTTTTGGCGGCCTGACTAATAACGCAGGATCCGGCAAGACTGGAGATCTCAAGTTCACCACGGTAGGTCATACTTCCGCAGATACATACACGGTTATTTTGTACTTGCGGAAAGAGTACTAAGGAGGCTTACGGTGGCCGGATTTAGGGTGGGGGAGTTTAATTTTTCGGGCAGCTACTACATTGCTGTCGAGGATTCCCCCACCCCAGAGGTTTTTGTAAAGTTTACCGGCTTTGAATCTCCGGTTCAGGTTGACATCTTTATTCAAGCCTTAGAAGAGCTTCTGTCTGAACCATTAGAGCCTTTTTTTGAAGACCGGACACTTCACTGATGGCTACGAAGAAACGACAAAAGTCAATTCCACGCACTACTGCCGGTAAAAACCCCAATTATCGGAAGACGAAAAAAGGTGCGGGGATGACTCGTGCTGGGGTTAAGGCATATCGTAAAGCAAATCCCGGATCTAAGCTAAAAACCGCAGTTACGGGTAAAGTCAAAAAAGGCAGCGCCGCCGCCAAACGACGGAAAAGTTACTGCGCTAGATCTCTTGGTCAGCTAAAAAGAAGCTCGGCTAAGACACGTAACAACCCTAACTCGCGCATTCGTCAGGCGCGTCGTCGTTGGAAGTGCTGATGGAAAAGACTATCATAGGCATCCTTGTTGCAGGAGTTGTAACGGCTTTTTTGGGCTTGCTTGGTTGGCAGTCATCTACATTGATAGATGTAGATAAGCGGACCGAAAGAACGGCTCTTAAAGTCGATCAAAATCACCAGATGATAAAACCCATGTGGGAGCAGTTTATTCAATCCCGCAAGATTGTGAGGACGCATGGCGAAAGTTCGGACCGGCCCTAAGCCCCGTAAGCCTAAGCTTACTTATTTTAGAAAAGGCGGAAAAGTCTCTTCTAAAAGCAAGGGAAGCAAGATTTGCCCCGAGGGCAAGGCT